GGGGTATGTCGCGCGAGACCCCCCCTACCGTTGGCGTGTTTCTATGGTAGGGAAGGTCGTCTGCGCTGATCGATCTTTAAAATTTTCTTTTGTGACGGCAACATAAATTCCTAGGACGTTAAGTTCTAAGATTTGATCAATTGCGTCGTTTATGGCACGGGCTTCATCATTTTCGCTTAACTCATGTGAACTTTTAACAATTCTTGCTAAGTAAGCTGCTGTGTTGTGGCCTTTGCCGGCGTCAAAAGCATACCATTGGCTCCACTGTGTAAAAGGATTGAAAGGATTGTCAAGAGTTGTTAACATTCTTTGTTCTTCTTTCCTTACTTTTACTGGCTCAACGTATGTAGTATTCTGTTCTTCAGTGTCCATAAGCCTAGCCTCCTTCGCTCTCAAGAGCACTGGTTATAGTACTAACTGCCACACCTAGAGCCTCAGCAATCTCAGATGGAGTGTATCCTGTTATCATCATAGTGCGTGCTTTAGTCATCTTGGTGGGGGTCATAACGGTTGCCTTACGAGGCAGGGCCCGTTCTTTTACCTTCGCCGTATCCGTATTGTCAAGGATACTTTTAAGTCGGGTAGGGGATACCGCTCCTGCTTGAATAGCGAGCCACTCCCGGTCTGTTATCTGGATGGTTTGCTTCTTAGCTCCGTATCTAGTACGAGCCTCTTCTAACGCTTGTGCCTTAATCTTTTTAAGGGTGGCGTTATCCATGTCGGGGTTGGCGTCCCTCTTGGCTTTAATCACAGCATTAGCCATAACCTGTGCTTTTCTTTCAAGCGGTTTGTTTCTGATGGCGGCCTTTATCTGCGTCTTTAGGGACTGTACCTCAGGATCAAAAGTCTTAGCTGCTGCTGGTGAGTATGGTATGTCTTTAACTTGAAGCTGAGCTTTTCTTGCTTTGTTGGCCATGGACTTCAAGCTGTTAGCATGGTCAGCATAGATGCCTTCCATTCGTGTGCCAGAGGACAGTTCATGTGCATCCTTAGTAATAGCCATACGCTTAGTTTTTGTCACGACCTTTACTGTCTGACCATCCTTGTTAACATAGGTCTTATCTGTCTTTCGATACAACCTTTCCCCAGTGGCAGGGTCTATAGGCACACGTCTCTTCTTACCTGTCGTGGGGTCCGTTACATAGATGCCTTCCTTTATCTCATCTATTCTAACAGTAGCACTAGCCTTAGAGATTAAGGTGGCTGCACCAGCTGTGGACTTACCTTGATACTTTGTTTTTAGTTGCCCTATACCATTATCGAGATAGGACTGTTTATAGTTGAGACCATACTCTGTTTTTTCTGAGTCGATGATTACCATTGAATGCCGTACAGCACGAGCAATCTCGTCTGGCTTGGCGCCTCTGATAGTCATGTCAGTGACTAGATTCGATACTTTTCCCATCTCTATCTGCATACCAGGGCCAGTAATCTTTTTCATGCCTTCATAACCCTTGTATGCTATCTTAGGATCAAAGTTTTTTAATCCTCCTAGAGGACTCGATGATCTAATGCGACCCTGATTGTTTGGTATGACCACTACTGTGTCTCCATCAAAGTCAGCACCCGATAATTGACTAGCCACTTTAGGATTAATCCCAACTGCGTCTTTAGCCGCAGGGATCAATCTTTTAGCTTCTCTGTTTCTATTGTTTACAATGAGCTCGGGTATCTCAAACTTTCCACCGTGGGGATACCTAACAAGCGCAACGACTTCTCCGTTACGATAGTTAGGAGCATAAACCTGATTGACTTTAATAGAACTGAAAGGTAAGAGAACTTGAGTTGCTTGCCGAGGCAGAGCAGCAGCTTGTAAATCTACAGCAGCAGCATCTGCCCCATCAGCAAAAGCTTCCAACATCTTTCTTTTTATTGTGGGATTGGTCAAAGACATAATCTCGTTATACTCTTCTTGTCTAAGTCTTAGAGCTATATCAAGTTGTTTTTTTGCAAGCCCCGTTGATTGCTTAGATAGAACTTGAGAAGATAACACTTTTGACCACTCGCCCCAAGAACCCTCTTCGCCAGCACCGGGTACATAACCCACCATATTCAATGCGGATAGTTGTTCGTTTCCGTTAGCATCTATATAGTGTTTCTGCCGTAGCATGGCGCCGAATGGGTTGTCTGGATCATCTGTCATAGGTTTATAAACTTTAGTGGCAGGAGTACCTTTTGGTTTGTTCGTATTATAGATAACATCATAACCGGAAGGTACGTCATCTGAATAAATAGACATTCCTTTCATATAGTACTTTCCGTCTACTGCAACACGAACTTGAGCGTAATTAGAATCGCCCATATGTAAATCTTCAACTCCTCTACGTATCTCGATAACGCCATCTTTGTTTCTTCCACCTTCTTCGGCATATCGAATTAACACCCTACCACTATCAACACTGCGAGGTGTTTCTAAACCAAGGAAAGATCTGCCTCCATCTTCGGAATAATCATCAACCATAGAGATTTTAGTTCTGTTGTCTTTAACTGTATACCAATCAGTTCCTGGAGGGGCTAGAACTTTCATAGTTGTATAGTTTCCAGTGCCAACTTGTAGAACTTTTAGTTCATGAACGACATAACCTTCTTCTTTTAACATAGCAACTGCCGTGCCCAATTTTACTTTAGAAACACCCAAATGATGCTCGGTGCCTATGCCGATATCAATAAATTGTTTTTTATCTACGGCATCTTTCAATACCAAAGCTGTCATGGCAGTAGATGCTGCCTTTTCCTGTAGAAGTGGGTCTAAAAGAGAACGAACAGAAGATTCATTAATCCCCATTCGCTCTCCAATAGCCACAGCAGAGTAACCTTTTTCTTTAAGTCGATACGCCAAGGCAGCATTAGCAGCACGTTGTTCATTCTTAGCAATAGAACGAAACTCACGTAGTTCTCGGGTATTCAGTCCAAAACTGGCAGCGATTTCACCATCTGTCAAGCCTTTTGCTTTCAACTCATCAATAGCGCTTAGAAAGTCGCCGCCTCTTTGAAATGGATCTTTTCCAGAACCCCAAGGATATCTACCGGAGCGACGCTTTGTGCCATAGTGCCTAATCACTGTAGCCATGGATTATACTCCTCCGATTTGAATTCCTCTATTTTTTTGTCAAAAAACATTATCTTTTCCATAATACGACGAATGTCGGTATGGGGTGGTTCATGTATTATAATCTTCGATGTTTGATAGATTCGCAATTCTATATCGATATTCTTTGGTAGGTGTTCATACTCTAAACAAAATAACCCACAATAAACTTCGAGTTGAGCCATAGAAACTCTGGTCAACCCGGTTTTCAAATCGTGAACACGAAGCAAATTGTTTCTAAAACTAATTGCGTCTGCTGTTCCGAATGCATTATATGAATAGAATAGAATCTGTTCGGGTGCCATTCGATAACCGATAGCGTCATTAACAAACTGATTCAAAGGGTTCTTTCGCTTTGGAAGCTTGATACCTAATTGAATAGCTTGCTTAGCAAAGTCATGAAGAGCAGTGCCACGATACTGAGCTTGCGATTTCGCATAGGCGTTCCTTAACTTTTCTTCATCATAGTTTAACCAATGATAATTCGAAGCTGATAGAAACGCGTGGCGGTCGATAAGTTCGTAATGCGGATTAAATTTCATTTCGGCCACAAACTCCATCTATGACTAACCTCTAATTCTTGTAGTGTGAATTCGAGGTTTCCAGGGTATACAAACCTAGAATAAGACATAAGATTAAGCCGTTGTACCCAATACTCTTGATTGGGTTGCCGTTCTGAATTCTGAGCTCGCTTTATTTCTAATGCTCCCCAAAACGAATCTTGGAGAAACAATAAATCAGGGAAGCCTTGAATGTAATTCGGATCTGTCTTAATGACCACTGCTCCGGGAAATTCTGCTTCCAATTGTCTGATTAATCTGGCTTGAAATCTGCTTTCTAATGCCATGTGAGCTTCCTTTTCAAAAAAGAAAGAAAATGCCATTAAGCATTCTCTCTCTATTATAGTCCTTGTTTCTAGCGCGACAAAGAAAAAGTACTTTCATTAAAGTTCTTCTTATTAGTAATAGCTTTTTTAATCGCTGAATCAATCCAGGATGGCGACACAATTCTGTAATAGTACAATTTACTGAAAGGAGTATTCATACGATCGATACGCCCAGCAGCCTGTGTCATAATTCGATACGAATAGTTCAACGAATAGAAAACTATTACGTTAGTCTCAATACAATTCCAACCCTCACTGCCAGCAAGATACTGAACTAAATATAACCAGCTCTCGCTTTCAGGTAATGGTTCATGCTTATGGCCATTCCATTCTGCCACTTGCACATCTGATACCGTACGCAGTATGTCTAACTCATAGTTGAAATTATAAAAGACTATAAGCTTTCTATGTTTTATTAACAACTTTTTAATGATATCCAATCTAGACGGGTGACTATTCACAATTCGTCTGACAGCAACAAACAATTCGCTAATTTGTTTTATTGGTGCATCAGTGTAAGGGTTCCATCTTTTTTTTGTAATCAACTCTAACTTCTCTTTGTCGTATTCCGCCCATTCTGTTTTTCGTATACTGGTTGTTTTTTTCTCATACTTCATAGTCACAAGAACTTCACGTTTAAGTCTCTCTAAACGCCCAACCTCTATGTAACGATCTACTTTGGGGAATCTAACAAAAGAGTTATACACGACGTGTCGTCGTATAAATTGAGTCCTATTTTTGTAGAAACCATTAGCAACAAATACAGGAATATAATCCATCCATGTGTCGCCTGGTGTCGCACTCAACAAA